TTCAAAGATCTAGCCAACTACGCCATCATTGCCATGATGGTTCAGCGTGGAAAGTGGCCAGCGAACAAGCTATGAAGAAGCTCCTCTTTTTTTTGGTTCCGATTCTTGTAATTACATCGTTGTATTTTGCAGTCAGGTTTGTGATTGATGCAATCCTAGAGATAGAAGATGGTGATTTACTCGATGAGTGATCGAGCCAAAGAACATCTTGCCGATCTAATCAACATCTCTTCTCATACTATCCACCGCAGATTTGCTGGCTATGTAGAGTATAAAGACTTGGTTCAAGAGTTGAATGTCTATGTACTTCAACGACCCAAACTTGAAGAAGATCTTGATGCTTCTTACACAGTCAGCAAAGATGAAACCAAGTGGGTTGCCCGAAAGATTATGGCTAGGTTCCGCCGTCATATCGAAAAGTATTCTCGTAAAGAGAAGGCAACAATGCTTGGCTATTCAACAGGTGATGAGTTCTTCTACGACACAGCCAAGGTAGCAGAACTTCTTCCTGTTGCATTTCAGTTTGATTCGAAGGGTGTAGTTCTCGTTGACAAGGTAGACGATGGACAACCACGCCGCTCACCAGCACCCAATGAGGGTGGCAATCTTCTTGCCATGGTGATTGACATTCGATCAGCACTTGAACTACTTGATAAAGATGAACAGTACATACTCGACCTCAGATACGGAGCTTCCCCAATGACACTATCTGATATAGCCAAAGCGATGGGAGTCTCTGACTCCACAGTAGATCGCAGGATTCAGAAGATACTTCGAAAGATTATTGACCACCTTGGAGGGCCAACGCCGTGGGCGTAAAGATCAACCTCGAAAGATATGAGGTTGTAATGGCGGTGAACACAGCAGTAGAACGATATGTATCTACGATGAAGAACCAACAGATGCGTGGTCTTGGTGACCTCGATCCATGGCAGCGAATACTTCTTGATGTCGATGGATGCGGAGCAGAGATTGCTGTCGCCAAATACTTAGGTGTCTATTGGTCTGGTGCATTCGGTCAAGGTGGTGTTGATATTGAACCGAATATAGATGTGAAGTACACACGACATGAGCAGGGCAGATTGTTAGTCAGACCAGATGCAAAGGATGACATCAAGTTTGTTCTTGTCCGTGGTGGTATGCCGAACTACGAACTCATCGGTTGGATTATGGGTGCCGAAGCAAAGAAGGAAGAGTGGTTGGATAAACCTGACTGGCGTAGACCTGAGATCTATTGTGTACCTGAGGATAAGTTGAGAAAGTTTAGAGGTTACTATGGCTAGGTATGATTACGAATGCCCGGGTTGTGGCAATGTTGTTGAGATTGTCCGTGGGTTCAACGATCCTGAAGAAGATTATGATTGTCCAACTAGAGAGTGTGGCAATACATTGGTGAGAAAGTATTCAGCTACACCTACGATATTCAAAGCTACTGGCTTCTACTCTACAGATAACTTCCGTAAATGAAAGAACCCCCTCCGAAGAGGGGGCCTTTCCCTAGAGTGGAGGATCAGATCCACTACATTTATCGTACCACTATTTGCCGTATTCCGCCTTCAGGAACTTGCCACAGTATGGCCACGGCTTCGATCCTCGGTCAGCATAGATGTGTAGTGCCACATGGAACTGCTCCATCAGGGTTGCCTTCTTGGGTGGTGTGCCGCTATCGCCGCCGTGAGCAACCCAAGTCCGGGGATATTCGATTTGGAAGTAGCCTTGGAACTGCTTCTTTGTTCCTGCTACTGCGTTCGATCTGCCGCTACTCTCACACATAGCCAGCTTCTGCCATGCCGGTGGCAGATGATCGAAGGTCATATCCTCGTAGTGAATCACGACTGGAATGTCTTGAACCACGAGGTTTGTTTCAGCTTTGGTTTCAATGGTCTTGAGTGGGGGCGATATGAGTACCGCCCCCAACAAGAGACCACCGATGATAAGTCGGTGCATTGTTTACCTTTCTCCTCCAAAGAGGATTGCCCCTGTCCATACAAGGAAGGGAATCGTCATCAGTATGGGTGAGTCTTCACTCATACCAAGTGGGAAGGTGAAGAAGGAAAGGAAGAAGAGTACATACCCCATCAACCCTCCTGCTTCATCTCACAGGTGATCACCGATAGATCGAACTCGGCATCATCCCATTGTCCATCACCTTGTTCGACCCAAGGTTCATCGAGTTGCAATCGCAATGTGTTCTCGATGTCATCGAACTCTTTCTGTGTTAGCGGTCTGTTGGTTTCGAATACCGCATTGAATGTGTACTTCATTCCTGACCCTCCTCTTTCCATTTGGTTGTGTCTATGACTCTGATTGTTTCTTCACCAAGTTCGATGGATTGGCGGTCAGTAATCCACCATTCCAACCCATCGAGTCGGCGAGATAGGTCTCCAAGAAGGAGATTGTTATCGCTTGAATAGATGGACACGATGATTCTCTGTAGCTTTTCAGTCATTCTTCTACCTCGCAGTCTGTATCATCGTGGACTTTTCTATCCCATTTACTTTCCCTGATAGGAGTTATGTGTTCAATCCATGATCGAAGTGAACCTCGCAATGCAGAAAGGTCGCTATCACCTAGACCTTCATCATCTAACAAGGTAAGAGTTCCAATCAAAGCCTTGGCTTGGGCTTTGGCTATTCTCTCAAGTCGTTTTCCGTGGTTCATTTGTTCACCTTCCAATGGATGGCAAGTGACTTGCTGAATGATTCCCATTTGCAATCGCAGATGCCACAGACATCTGAGTACTTGCAATCAGGTTGATGCGGATCGTAGAAGTACTCCATGCATTCGATGCAGTTGTTGTTCTCGTCATAAATGTTCATGCCAAGACCTCCTCAATGACCACCGAATCTTGAAGTTCGCCGCCGACAAGCCTTGATTCGATTTCGAAATCACCGGCATGGAACTTATCGAGTGCTTCCTCTCGACTCGAAGCCTCCAGCTCGAGGTCATACCAGCGTTCATACACATACTTCACTTTGAACTTAGGCATTACTTGATACCTCCTGTATCTGTATTCCTGCCAACTTCAACCAATGGTTGTAAGCATCTTCTGATAACTCATAGCGACAATATGAATCGCCAATCAACTTGTGAAGTTCCTTCACTTCATTGTTTAGGTCAGTCATTACTTGGTCTCCCTTACTACGACACAGATGTCTTCGCCTTCTTGCCAAGCAACTTCAGTCACTAGGTAAGAGAGTCTGTTTATCCAGCGATATCCGTTGTAAATCCAATCGCTATCTCCCTCAGAGACCCAAGTCCAAATCTGTTTAGGATCGAAGGTCTTCAACTTCTCAGCATCGTCATGGAACCAAGAGCCATCTTCGCTGGCGATTGGTTTGTACTTTGCTTCCCATTCTTTGTAGTTCATATCGAGGAAAGTTTCAGCTTTGTTCATTACTTTCCCTCCTCGAAGTAGCACTCGACCATACTGCCCCAGCAGTAGTGGTCTCCAACCCACCAAATGTGGGTCATTACATAATAGATAGCGATGATCCCGAGAAGTATTGCTACTGCACGAACTCGCTTTCCTCTCTTCGTTAGTTTCATATCTGTTCCTTTTCTCTAGTGGTCTGTCTCATCAGATGGGGTTGACCAGTTCCCCATGACCTCCCCGAAGGGAGGTTTCGACTTACGATGCTTGATTCCAATCGCAGTTCTTGCAGTAGTGCCACTTCGCTTCCCAATCAGAGACCCTTGCTTGGCAATCTGGAATCGCCACTCTCTTCCCATCCTTCATCACATAAGAGATGCAAGTTCTTTGAATCGAACCATCTGAGAAGAACATCATGTCGAACCATTGGTCGCCGACCTTGATGTTCTTGCGGTCAGTCATTCGAACTCTGTCGGGTTGGCAGATGTCCATGTGCTTTTCATAATCAGCATTCGTTGATGCTTCTGCCCAACAAGTTGAGCAGATGTAAGTCATTCCAGTTTTCATTTTCCAATCCTCCAAAGGTTTGCCTTGGTTGTTTCGACTAGCGTTTCGATTGCAGTCTTTCCTTCTGCAACCTCAGTTGGAGTCAGGTCAACCCATTCCTCTATGCCTTCCTCGACATCGGGTTCGAACCCAATGGCATCGGTGGTCAGGGTCAATGCCTTCTTCATATCTTCTGAGTAGACATAGACCACCATGCAGAACCCACCAGTCTGTTCGACTTGGCATTTGATGCCAGCATCTTCGAGAGCAAGAGCAAGTTCATTGCTTCCATCACTTTCAGCAACAGAAGAACATCGGCAGACATAACAACCGCCGTGTTCCATCCGTAGGAAGTTCCCATTCATATCGTGAACTTCATAATCAACCATGTGTGGATGTGCCACGAAATCTTTGCAAGGTGCAACAGATTCGTGGAATCTTTTTTCCTGTAGCTCGATTTGCATCTCTAACCTCACGCCCCCTTCTTCGATCCGTGGAGGAGTCGGTCTTCGTAAGCGGTGAGGAGTTGGTCAACTCCATCTTGTGCATCCCCGAACTCTGCAAGGAAGTCGCATTCCTCGCTGGAGTAGATAAATCGGATGTCGTAGCAGAGGGAATCTCCGTCATGGGTGGACTCCCCGATTTCCTTCTCTCCTCTGTAGATGTGGAGAGTGTGTCCAATCATTCCTCGAGAGTTCTCGAAGAGTCGGACTTTCTTTACTTCGTACATTCTGACCCTTTCTCTAGTGGTTTGTCTCATCAGTTCGAGGGGAACCACCCCATCGAAGACCCCCGAAGGGGTTTCGACTAACTAGCCATGTCCTCCAATGCTTGGCGGTTGGTGTAGGTCTTCACTTCGTAGAGAACTTTCACGGGATCTTCTTCGGTTGCTTCCGCTATCTGTTCGACAAGATAGAGAAATGATTCAGTTTCCCCGAACTTTTCGAAGATTTGAGAAGCCAAACGATGAACCAACTTCCACGAAGCGGATTCGTTTTCTTCTTCGAAGTAATGAAAGACATTTGAATCATCGAAGGAGAAGCAGTCACAATCTTCTTCATGCTTTGCACATGATTCCCCTCCATCGAAGAACTCTGAATATCTTTCCTCTGCTTCTTCGATTGTTTCGGCTTGAATGTCTAACGATTGGCAGACAATGAAAGCGGTGAAAGTTTTCATCGTGAAACCTCGACTAATCCTTTGCTATTCAATGCCCTTCTAACGATTCCCTGATGGCGTGAAGTAGTCACAGAAAACTTCTGTTTGACCATGTACCAACCAGCAGAAGAGTGCCAAGCGATTGGGGTTTTGTAAGACATGACCACGAAGTCAATCGAATCTCGAACTGCTTCATATTGTTCAATCTCTTCAGGGTTGAGCATTCCGTAGGTGTTGCTTCTTCCATCTATTGCCCACAATGCAGAAGCAAGAAACGCTTCTCGATTTTGGATTGCTTCGGATGCTTGGTCTTGGTTCTTGAGTTTCATTCTGATTCCTTTTCTCTAGGTCTCGAGGATGCCCTCGAGGGTTCCATTCTCCCATTTTCGGGGTCAGATTGGAAGCATTTCGGGAAGGGTTTTCCTGTAGCTCGAAGTCCAGCTCGAGGGGTTCCAAGCGTGGAACTGCTTCCCCTTGGGGTCTGCCAAGCGTGGAGGGTTCTCGATCCTTGGCGTGGATGCTTTGCGATCCGTGGCGATGGTCTGCCCAATGGGTCAAAGGTTGAAGGTCTGCCCTGCCAGTTCTGCCCCCTGCCCCTGACCCCTGCCCCCCCTGCCAAGTACTGGAGACCCTAGGCGGTTGGTTAGTTGGGGAACTTTGAAAGGTGCCTAGTTCCTGAGGGTCTGCCATGCCCTGCAAGTCTCCACAAAATGCCCCCAAACTGGTCGCCGATAATATGCATTATGTAAACTAGCTGGTTCGACACGCCCCGGCAAAATGACCCGAGTGCTTTATATGCCACCACCCTGTGTATATATGTACCCACTCTAAAATTTTTGATAGGATCCGAGACAGTAAAACCGCAGGTCAGAGCCATATTTGACTACATTGGATCGACTGTGAGGTAAATCACACCCCTTAGGGTGGGATAAACACCCCTTATCCCGGCTTATACATAGTAGGAGGATAATTACCGACCAAGGTAATTAGACGACCTACACGCCCCTAGGGGGGCGTAGGGAGCTTCTAGCGACCGAAGACCCCCTAACACACTCATAGTTGAGTGTGGACAGGTCTGTCGTTTTCTGTATCCACAGGTTTATCCACAGACCGTGGATCCAATGAAAAGACACCGAGGAATCCAATGAATAAACGGCAAGAAGAAGCCGCCAAGACTAAAGCGAAGGTGCTTGGCTACATCACCCAAGGCTATACAGTCGAAGAAGCCATGAGGGCTGTCGGCAAATCGGTCAAACTCTGGGAGTACTACCGATCCACCGATAAAGAGTTCAAAGAGAACGCCGACAAGATTCGTGCCGCCAGAGTAACTAAAGGCCGTACCCAATCTGAGGAATCTCTCACCAAAGGTTTTCGTGATTTCCGCAAGGAGTACCTAGACTCCGAAACTTTCGACCACCAGATGAACATCATCGATCTACTGGAAGGTCGTGACCCAGCGTGGATCCACAGCTCCATGCAGTATGAAAAGGGTCGCCCCCAATATGTCTTGGTCAATGTTCCGCCTGAACACGCCAAGTCGATGACTACCTCGATTGACTACCCGGTCTACCGGATCTGTATGGATCCCAATGTCCGAATCATGATTGTCTCGAAGAGTCAACAGAAGGCAACAGAATTTATCTACGCCATCAAGCAAAGACTTACCCACCCCGGCTGGCAAAAGCTACAACTTGCCTACGCTGCTGGTTCTGGCTTCAAGTCCAAATCTGCTACATGGCAAGCAACACAGGTTTACCTCGGAGATGAACTCCGTGACTCCGATCAGAAAGACCCTACCCTTCAAGCCATTGGTATTGGAGGTCAGGTCTACGGTGCGAGAGCAGACCTGATTATTCTCGATGACTGCGTAACTATGAGTAACGCTCACGAGTATGAGAAACAGATTCGTTGGATCCAGCAAGAAGTTTTAACTCGTCTTGGGCCCACCGGAAAGCTTTTAGTTTTAGGAACCCGAGTGGATTCCATCGACTTGTATAGGGAACTCCGTAACGGAGAACGCTACCCAACAGGTCAATCTCCGTGGACATACCTAGCCATGCCGGCGGTTCTTGAGTTCGGTGAAAGCCCGAACGACTGGAAAACCCTCTGGCCAAAATCAGACCGCCCATGGCAAGGTTCCGAAGAAGAACCAGATGAGAGTGGTTTATATCCTCGCTGGGATGGACACCACCTTTCAATGCGTAGATCAGCCCTCGATCCGAAAACATGGTCGATGGTTTATCAGCAAGCAGATGTTGATGAAGATTCGACATTTAATGTCACCTGTGTAAAAGGCTCCGTAGATCGTATGAGAATGATCGGGCCTTTGGTTTCTGGAAACCCCGGACACCCAGAGGAGACAGAAGGATTTACCATCGTTGCAGGGCTTGACCCAGCAATCGTTGGTGATACAGCGGCCGTAGTAATGGCTATAGATCGCCGCCGTA